ATAGTTTTGAGAGAAAGTGGCGCTACCCATTCTCCCACACCTCGATCATAACGGAAGCCCCTCTTAAGAAAACTCAAATCTTCGAATTTCCTAAAAGCCGTCCTTGGGGTCTTCTTATCTGAATCAGTGTATGTCTGACCCAAATCAGACATAGCCTGAGCCACGGTTATCTGATTAAAGAAACCACTGGCCCTGTCACTGACACTTGTGACGGCGTCATCCCCATAAGTCATATGTACCACGTCGTCGTAGAAATACGGCAACCCCACAATCTTCAAGGGGTTCAACTTGGCATAACAACATTGCATGTAAATCATATTAACAATGCAATTGAGGATGACAGTGAAAATGTTGCCGGAAGGATTACTCATGGACCAAAGGTAAACTGTGCCCTCATAAATATGAAGGGAATTTACAATACTGGACCAGAGAACTTTCCTAATGAGCTGATTCTCCGGCGAATCATGGAACCAATCATTAACAATATCGACCACCACCCAAAGCGGTTCAGCCGACATGTTGGTGTCGAAACCGCCATAATCACCATCAAATTGATGGGCGAAACGGCGAATTTCTTCAACCAGATGGGTCCATTCTTGGGACCTTGCGTTAATGCCAACGGCACTATGGTTCTTAATACGGTTTTTCATAAAGAAGACCGCAAAAGCCCCAAAGTACATCTTCATGGCAATAGCAAAATCCAATGGGCAACCCGAAATACTACGGGTTTTCCGCGCCGCAATTTTGTCTAATGACCTCCTCTCATCTTTTGGGAAGTCATTGAAGATGTGCTTGCGACGAACACCTCTTTTAGCATCTTCAATACTACCTTCGACTTCTGCTCGAAGGTGTTTCGTCTGAGGAGAGTCATATGGTGGCTTCTCTTCACCAGAGCCAAGCCACCAAGTTTTCCCTGGCATATTTCCGGGTTTATTCAAAACCCAGGGGTATCCAGCTGAGGATGTGCGATCCAGAGGACTGCAAAACTCAGCGCCAGGGATTCCCTCCACAACTTCCTCAAAAGTAAAGATGCCCTTGTGGTCGCGATCTTTATTAGTCTGATTAAAATAAAACTGACTAATATTTGCACGGACCGCAACCAACAGATCGCGATCATACTTAACTTCATTCTTGCAGTATCGAGCCAAATTATCAAACATTGGGTCGATCCTAATTGGTCCATCAAAAATGAAGTGCATAATAGCGGGTTTGGTCTGTGCTGGGCCCCAAGCCTCATACAACAAACTCGGAATAATCTTCGACTTCCGACAAGTTGTGGCGGCTTGACTCTTCATCAAGGGCCCAATTCCCTTTCCTAAGGATGGAGCATTTTCATCTGCTAAAGGCTCATCCAAAGGTGGGCTCACGACGCATTCCCCTTCGAAGTTTGTTAAACAAGCTTCAACGAGCTGCCTCGTGACGATCGTACTCTCACCACGAGTTCCGGTTCCACAAATATGAATTCCTAAAATTTTACCTTGAATGGATTTGTTG